CTAATTCAGATTCTTTCATTTCATCATCTTCATCAGACTCTTCAACTTCTGTTTTAACTTCTGGTTCTTCCATTTCTTCTGATTCAGGTTCGTCATCAGATTCTTCTTCATCAACAGATTCTTCTTCATCAACAGATTCTTCTTTTTGCATATATAAATCATCAATATCAAATTCTAAATCAAATAATGAATTGATTCTTTTTGCAATTTTTTCTTCATCTACTTCTTTGTCTTCTTTGTCTTCTTTGTCTTCATCCATATCAATATCTTCAAATTCAAAAAGTGAATTCATTTTATTAATAAATTCATTCTTATTATTTTTTTGTTTGATATTATCAGTATCTTCTCCATCAATAACTTCAGCTCCATCTGGATGAGCCATATCATCAGTTGTTACTTTACCATCTTCATTAAAAGAATTTAATAATTCATCAGTTTGATCATCTAATTCTTTTAATAATTTCATTACACCTTCATCTTCATTTTTAGATTCAATTTCATTTAACTCATCTTCAGCTTCATTAAAATAAGTTTTAAGATCTTTCATCATAATATCAACATCAGTTTTAATTTTAGACTTATCTGATTTTGCATTGCTATTTTTATCATTAGCAGTAACAAGATTTTTTTCAGGGCCTTTATAAACTCCAAGTTCTTTTAATTTATCAATACTTCTTTTTTTAAGTTCTTCTAAATATTTATGCTTTTCAGCTTTAGTTCTTTTTTTCATGAGACTTATTCTCCTTTATTTAATCATTTTATTTTTAATTTAAATTAATATGTTAATATAATTTAATATATTAGAAATCTCTATCTTCTGATTTCTTCTGATTTCTAAAAATTAATTACAAAACGTTATTTATTCTAAAAAAGTATATTCAAATTTGACGTAAAAAAAGACTGAAACTATAATTATTATTTAAATTAGTTTCAGTCTTTTTTAAATTTCTAAAATCAATGACTATGGAGACAAGCTCTATAGTTTCTAAAATGAAAACCATTCTGAATCTATTGATATGTCTGTTGTATCTATCATAGATGGCATTTCATTTAAATTATTTTGTTTATTATTTAAAGTTTGATTTTCAAATAAAGGAGTTTCTGATTGTTGATTATTATTAACTTCATAATATTCATAACCTCCCATTTCAGCTTCTGTTAACAAATACTTATCACCAGTTAATTGTAAAATAACAGCTCCTTCATCAGAACCTCTTGATTTTTTAAATGATATTATAAAAGTATCTTTGTCTCTATGTATTAATCCTATAACATCACTGTTATCAATTTTTTCACTTGATTCTTTTATATCACCAAGATTAGGATCTTTATTATAAGCATCTTTTAATAATTGACTTGCTGTTATTACTGGTATTTGATATTTAACTGCTAATGTTTTTAATCCTAATGTTATTGCTCCTAATTGGTGTCTTAATGCATCATGATCTGGGGGTAATTTCATTATATCTAAATAATCTAAAAATATTGCATAAGGTTTCTTACCAGTTTTAATATTTAATTGTTCTATATAAGCAAATAAATCACCAGTACCAAATGCTCTTGGTGGAAAATAAGCTAAGTGTGAATTTGATAAATTATTATGTAATGAATTTTTAATTATCTCACTTGATTCTTTATTTTTTGCAGTTATAATTCCTTTAGTAATATGAGTAGGATTATCATTAAGTATACATAATAATCTTAAACCATTTTCCATAATTAGATTTTCAAGCGTAATAAATATCACATACTTATTATCTATATTTTTATTATTTAAATCATTTACCATATTCTTATATAAATTTAATAATAAAATTGATTTACCAACACCTGGCCTTCCTGCAAACATATATAATCTTGTTTTTTCAAATCCTCCATCAAGTTTTTTATCCATAGCTTTCCAACCTGATGATATTAAATTTTTTGGATTATAAAATTCTTTTAATTGATTACAAAATATATCTAATGAGTTAGTATCAGAAAAATCAATATAATTAGATTTTTTTAAATTTTCATCTAAAGAAGTTTTAGCAACTAATTCTAAATAAAATTTTTCTACTACTGAAGTACATGTTTTCATTATACTATCAATACTAGAAAATTCTTTATTATCTAATTTATTAAAAAAATCTTTAATTCCTTCTAATTTACTTTGCATTATATAATATTGATTTTCTACTGATAATAATTTTATTATAGAATCTATTTCTTCTTGCTCTAATTCTAAATTTTTAATTTTATAAATATCATTTTTATATGAAGCATATTTAGATGTTAATAAATATCTTGGTAATATTTCATCTACAGTTCGACCTTTACTTAAATGTAAACTAATTTCTTTTAATAAAAATAATTTATCTGATATAGATTCTTGTAAAGCTGAAGATGAAAATAATGGATCACTTTTTATATTTTTTAATATTAGTTGACTTAATTCTAGAGATTCTTTTGCAATAATAACTTTATTGTATTTTGGTATTTTTTTATTTAATAATAGTTTTAAATAGTTTTCATATATTTCTAATATCACTTTATTAACTCCTCTTTAGTATTTACAAAAAATCAAAACCATCTACTTGATTATTTCCTTTTATCATTTCTTCTGATGATAAATAAGTATTTACTACATGATCAATATAATCAATATCTAAATCTTTTAATACTTGCATAGATTTTTTTAATTTATATTGAGTTCTTAATTTTCTACTAATTTTCATTCTATTTAAAAGTATCATTTTATTATATATTAAATCAAAGAATTCTTCTTCTCTTCCATTCTCAAATAAATAAAATATTTCATTTAGATACTTATCACTCATTTCTTCAACTAATTTATATTGATTAGCAATATTTAACATTCCAATTAATGCAATCTCTTTATTTAAAACACTTTGATTTTTATCAGTATTAAATTGATAAAATTTTCTATTATTTAAAATAGAATTATATTTACCATTTTTATCCATATTACTTAACATAGCATTATATCTAGAAAATAAATATTGTTCTATTGTTTTATCAATATTTAATTTTGGTAATGCTATTTTATTTAAATCATTTTCTTTTACTGATAATGTTTGAATTATAAATGTATCTGGTATTAATATATCACATATTCGTGCTTGTTGAAATTGTTTAAATGGTGCTGATGAATCATATGTTATTTCTACTTTGATTTTATGATAATATTCAATTATTTTTGAAATTACTTTATAAAAAAATACATCTTTATATGAAGCTCCTCCAAGTATATGTATTTTAATATTGTCTTGTTTTTGTTCCAATGCATTTTTAATTATTTGACATAATGGAATTATATATAAATGAATTGGAGTAGTTTTAGCGCTACCTGAAAAAGCAACTATACCACCCATTGAATAATAATTTGAAAATTGTTTTTCATATGTTTTACTAATTTCTTTCCATATTGAATATATAGTTGGAGTTCTAAAATGATAAATAAAAATTAATTTTTTCTTTATCTCATCTGGTAAATTTGCTAACATTGTAAAACTAGTATGATTAATATTTAAAAGATCTTTTTTATTAGCCATACTACCAGTTATAAATAATAGATCTAATGTAAAAAAATAACTAAAAAACTGGTTATAGTTGCTTATAAAGTTAGCATATTCTCTTATGAATAAATTTAATTCTTGCTTACCAAGATAACCCATAGTAGCTTGAAAACCACCTGAATCCATAAATAATTGTAATTTATTTTTTTGTAAGTAATCAAAACTTTTAATCATAAAAGGTTTACCAAATACAGTTTTTATTAATGAATTATTATAATTATTTGGAGTTTTTAATTTATTATAATTAGTTTTAGTAGACTTAGATAATCCTGTACCATATGTAATTAAAAATTTATTACTTATATTAGTTATATAACCTTCGAAAAAATCACTATCAATTTCACCTCCAGTATTATATATAAGACTTAATAAAGTTTCTGATGCTGCATAAATATATGACATAATGCTAATATCCTTTCTTTTTATTTTCAAAATTGTGGAACAAAATATATTAAATATATTTTATACAAAATTAAGGAGAATTTTTATGAGTAAAATTGCTATGAAATTAAATGATATAAATTATAAAATAAACAGATTAATAATATTAACAGAAGATAATGATAATACATTAACAGCTGAAAAAATTAAAAAACAATTTGGTGTAGAATCTGAAGATCTTAAAACAGTAGGTGATGCATTAAATAGTTTATATAATTTCATAAAAAATCCTACAACTAATTCTGTAAAAGTTAAAGTTAATAAAAAACCCAGTGAAGATATTAATAATGAATCTGGTATATTATATAAGGTGCTTAGTTATATAAATAGAATAGTAGCACCAATAATGAATAACAAATATGTTAAAATCTTATTAGGTTATATTGATTCTATTAAAGGTTTCTATAAAAAAGCAAAAGAAAAATATACAGAAATGAAACCTTTAATATCATCTATTATTTCTATGTTAGTATTTTTTATATCTGCATTACTTATTATATTTTATGCAGTTACTAAAAATAATATGAAACGAGAATTAGAGCAATCTTTATTAAATAAAATTTATAATAATAAAAGCAATAGTATATTACCAGATGCATTACAAAAAATATATGATTTTGTAGTTAGCTTATTAGTTGGTATTAAAAATTTTATTAAAGATATATTAGATTTTTTAGTTAAAGAACCAATCTTATCAGCGATACTAATTGGTTGTATTGGATTTACTATTTATTTTTATAATAGATCAGTTGAATTATATTATAAAAAAGCATAATCTATATGTGAACGGCCACTTACATTACAATTATATTCTAATGATGTATTCATAATTAAAGACATATTATTAGATATATCACTTTTATTAGCACCAATCGGCATAAGATATAAATTATAAAACCAAGAATTTTCTGGAGTTACATTGTTTTCAGTTTCTAATTTTTTTATTACATTTAAATATTGTTTTACTAATTCTTGATTTTCATATGACATTGGTATCTTAATAGATATGTCTTTTTTATATTTGTTAACTAATTTTGATTGACATAAAAATGTAACATTATCAATTACTTCTTGTTCATTAAAAAATTTTGGACTATAACTAATATAAACTTTAGTTTTATTAGTATTTACTTTTTTAGTATACCAAGATATAAAATCTTCTAATTTATATCCATTAGTTTCTATACTTAATAAATTAAGTTGATTTTTATAATACTCATATATTTTATCAATATCATTTAAGTATATAGTAGGTTCTCCACCAGTAAAACAAATCTTATATAATGTATTTTTTAATAAAGTAGATAAATCTTTTTCTTCAAAATTAAAATTTATACTATTATTCATTTTAAATTTAGTATCACACCAAGGACATAAATCATTAGCAAATGGTCTTGCACAAAATTTAAATCTTACGAAAGTTATTAATTGCCCTGTTTGTAATCCTTCACCTTGCCAACTTGAAAATATTTCTATTGCTTTCATTTTATAATTTCTCCTTTTTAATTTTTTGTTATTTTTTCTAAATTAAGTTGAATTATTCTATAAGAAATCAAATCCATCAACTTCAACATTTACTTGAAAATGATCATCTAATATTGGTTCTAATATATTAGTATATCGTTCATTCCATAAAAAATCTAAAGTTTTCTTTTTATCAATAATAATCCATTCAGGTAATATATCTACACTTTCTGGTACTGCTATTGAATTACATCTAAATTCTTTAAAATAATTATCACCAGATAATTTAAATTGTATTATAAGATCTTGCACATCTTTTGGTAATTTTGTTTCATCAATATTATCAATATAAAATAAATAACCTTTTGATGCTGGTTTAAATATTTGTTTATTATATATATGATTCCATAATAACATAGCATCTATATTTTGAGGTCTATTTTTATATTCACATAATTCTTTTGTAAAGCTAATAGGTTTACCAATTATTTTATTTCTTTCATTAATAAAATTAATAAATTCATTTTCTATTGTATAGATATCATCAAAAGTATCACTAACATTAAATTTCTTAACAGTAAGAATTCTGGTTAATAAATAATTTAATTTATCTCTTACTATTTGAGGATAATCAGATCTTCTTATTTCAATTCCTCTATAAATAAATTCATCTTTTAATTTTCCACCTTCTTTTACAACATGTAATGCATATCGTTTTCTTTTATTTTTATAAAATAATCCTTTTTGTGCAATCCATTCTTCTTTGAATTTCATATACTTATGAATAGAATCTGGTTTTATATTAAAATAACTGTATATATTATTTACAATATTTTTAATATAAGTATTAGTCAAATCAATCATATATTCAATATCAGACATTTGTTTTTCATCACTATCATCAATATTAAAAAAATCTGGATAAGTAATCGCTGTACCATCTGTATCAGCATATATACAATATCTTAAATTCATATCATCTTGTTTTTTAATATCAATGGTTTTAAATTGATCTGTTATAAATTGTGGATGATTTGATAATTTTATGATTTGATTAGTTAATTCTTTCTTTTTATTTTCATCAGTATCATACCAATATTTAGTATTTTCTAATAATAGTGTATTAGTTGTTTGCATGATTACTTTAATAAAAAGTCTACCAGACATAGTGATACTATTTCCTAATGTATTAGAAAAGAAAAGAAAACTTTTAAACCCAAAAACACCAAAGAAACTATTCATTGATATTTTAACTGCCCATTGTTTATTATATAATGATTGAATTAAGTTTCCTAATTTATCATACATATTAGATTTAACATTGACTCTAATATCATTTAATCTAGTTAATATTTTATAATATATAGATTCTTCTTCATCATGACTACAAAATATTCCTCCACTTGGTGTAAGTATATAATTATTCTTTTGTATTAATTTTAATAAATCTTTTATTTGTATTTTATTTCTTCTTTTAAATAATATTTCATTATTAGAAATAATATTAATATCTAATTCTCTATCTATATATTCTATAATTTCTGATTCAACAAATTGATTAGTCATTATTCTTATAGCATCTTCAGATGATATTGTTATTCTTAAACTATTTGGACCAATATTAAAATTTCTAATTAAAGATGGATACATTGATGCTGCATCATAATCAGTTATCCAATCTACTAAACCACCAACTGATGATTGAGTATATCCTCCCAATAATTCTTTAAGAAAAGTTGATTCAAATAAACTACTACTAATTCTACTTCTTAATACTATATTATTTTCTTTAGCGAATGATAATAAAAACCCCATAATAATACCTATTGAAGAATAAGTATCTTTCCAAGGACATTGTGCATATTTCATCATATTATATGTAAAATTATGTAATTGAGATTTTGAATCTATTTCAACCATACATTCAGTATCTCTAACATTATAACGAATCCATTCTTCAATAGGAGCATCTGCAGCTGGCATTTTTAATTTAGCATATTCTTCTCCTAATTCTAAATTAGATATAAATGATAATGACCAACTTTCTTTAGCATTCTGTTGTGCATTTTTATAGAGTTGCATTAAATCAGTAATAATAATACCAGTCCAAACATTAGTAATATAATTATATTTTTCTTCTACTATAACTTCTTTTTTATCATTATCAGTCATTAAATCATATACAGTATTACATTGTAAATTATGTATATTAGTTTTATAATATTTTAATTTTTTACATCTATTTACTATATATGGAAAATCAAATCTATCTCCATTCCAAGCAGTTATAATATCTGGGTTTAAATCTAATATTAATTTTATAAAATCTTGCATCATTAAAGATTCATTATTATTATAAAATTTACTAATTAATTTATAAGTACCTGATTTAGCTTTATATTCAGATTCTATTGTTACTTCTTTATTATATAAACAAAAACTATAATATGTATCTTTATAAAAAGCAGATAGAAAATTTATTTCTTTACCTGCTACCATTTTATTTAAAGAACCTTCATCTTCTACATTTAATTCTATATCATAATAAAATACTTTTGGATTATAATCAATTGAATCATTTATAGAATTATAATAATAATCAGCAGTTGCTTTTAAAATTAAAGAAATATCATTTTCATATATATTACTATTATTTAAATTATTTACACCTTTTAAAGAACCAGATTTACAAACACAATTTTTTACATTAAGTATTGGAGTACTAACTTTACAATTATCAAGTTCATAATAATATTTAAATTTATTTGCAGATACTGATACTATATATTTTTTATCATTTGTTAAACTTCTAAATATAAATTTAACTTCTTTATATTTATATAATTGTACATCTAATAATACATATTTATTTTTATCATAATATCGTTTAGGTAAGCCTGTAAAGGAATATATTTCATGTTTGGATAATATATTACCATTTGATTGAAACTTTCTTATATGATTAGATTTTACCTTTTTTAGTTCTTTAGTTTTCTTTTTTAATTCTTTTAATTCATTTTCATTTAATAAAGTATTTTTAGTAAATTCATCAGAATTATTAATTAACCATTGCATAAATAATTTAGCTTCTGGTTCTCCTAATTGGCCTTGAATCTTTTCTGGTAATTTAAATTTTTTTGATTTGCCTTTGCCTTTTGTAAATATTGGATATTGAATGTTTTTAAATTTTTTAAAAAACATTCTTAAATAATTTAATAAACTTATACTATCTAATTGATATATAACAGATATATCATTACATGTATCATTTAACATAGAACCTAATAAAGGATTACTATAACAATATGATTTTAATAAATAAGTATGAGGTAATGAAGATAATTCTTTAATTTCAATATCTGTTAATTTTTTCTCATTAAAAATTTTAGAATGAAATAATTTAATCTTATCAAAAAACTGCATAATTTAAAATTCCTTTTATTATAAATTTGTTATTATTTTTTCTTAATTAACTTGAAATTTTATACCGTTAAAAAATAGCCTATTTATATTCAAAACTAAATAGGCTATTTTAAAAAATAAAACTAATCTATTTTAATATTATTTTTCTTTTAATATATCACTATTTTTTAATAAATTTTCTAATTCAAATGAATTAAAAGAATAATGTAAGCAATAAATACCAATAACTAAAAATAAGATACTAACACCAGTATCAAATTTATGTTTTATTATAGTACTGATTGCAGATTTAAATACTAAAGCTATAAAAGCAACTAACCATTGTATACCAGAAAGTCCTGATAATTTTGAATGAACATCTTTGATTAATTGTGGTATATATATTAGTAAAAATATCATAGCAGATAAAAATAAAAATATTAATCCTATGACTAAAAATTCTTGTGAATAAATATCTAATATTTCATTTTTAGCAAGTCCTATTTGATATTCTTTACTATATTTATCACCTGCTTCAAATCTGGAATCTTCCAATTTTCTATTCATATCTGTAAGTTTATTTACTAATTTATTAACATTATTCCATCTATTTTTTAACATATTTTGTTGCTTTTTTAATTTTTTAATTTCAGCATCTTCTTTTCCATGTTTTATAACTAATAAATCATCTATCTTTTTTTCAATTTCCCATTTAGAAGAATTTAATGCTTTTTTCATACTTTTTAAATTTACAATTGAATGAGTGAGCTTTAACTCTCTTAATAACCGACCTGTTGTTTCCCATCTCCAAGGAAATCTTTCATTACTAAAAACATGATATATAGATTTTATATCACCATTAGAATCAGCAAGTTTAGTTATAAACTGTTTTACTAAATTTTGTTGTTCAGAATCTTTCGGTAATAATTTTTTACTTATTTTTTTAATATCAATTACATTACTCCAAATCTTTAACCATTTCACTTCAAAATTTTTAATATCTTCTTGATAAGTACTCGGTGTTTCTACTTCATAATCTTGAAAAAAATCTGGATCTTCATCTTTAGCTTCTAATAAAATAATATCTAATTGTTCTTTGATATTTTTTAGTTTCTTTCTAAATATTTCTTTATTCATTTTAGAAATCTCCTTATTTATATATTAAACTATTTATATATTTTTTATCTATTAAATCATATTGTAAAAATAAACCTACTGTTACACATAAAAAAGATAAAAAACTAAAACTTAAAAAAATAAACTTACTTACACTATTATAATTAGATACAAATTCAGCAATAGCAGTAAATGGTGTAAATATAATAGTCATAAAATTATTCAAAGCAGAGCTAATATTACCAGAAGTAATATCTGAAACAAATTTGGTAACATTAGATTTAAGATCAGACCATACTTGAGTTAATACTTCTGTAAATTTATTTGGATCAGAAAATATCATATATCCAAAAGAACCTACTAAAGCTAATAAAGCCATAACACCTGATAAAATATACCAATTTGTTTCATCAGTAATTTTCTTTAATAGTTTTTTAATCATATCTTTCATCTTATTAACTATATTATTAAATCTATCTAATCTTGTATTATTACCTTTAATACGATTATCTAACTCATCACTTGTTTTTTTCATAACACTAACAAATTTAGTTTGTAAATTTTTAATGTCATTTGATACTTTTTTAATTTGCTTACTATTATTTTTAGATTTATCATTGACTAATTTTTTAAGAGTATTAATTTTAGTATTTAATTGTTTTTTAATAGTTCTACTTTCATTAACTATTACATGATTAATTTTAATAGTTGACGATTTAGCATTATCAATAATATTTTTATTAATTTTATATCCATTAGAAACTATTGCTGCCGAAATTATTGCATGATTATTATCAATTTCTCTATTTAAATTATCAATTTTATTAGAAACATTTCTATTTAAATTATCAATAGATGCATCTATAATATCCATTTGTTTACTTAATCTATCAGCTGCATTATTAACAAGTTTCTTATTAGCTTCATCACTTTTAACTATTCTAGTAAATATTTCTTTTTTACTATTTACTACAGTATTAGTTAATGTAATTCCTTGATTATTAATAGTTTGAACTATGATAGATGTTCCATCAGATAATTTCTTTTTTATATCATTAACTACATTAACATCACCAGATATAAATTTTATATTATTTTGTAAATTTTTAATTTTACTATCTAATTTTTTTATTGCTACTTGTTGTTTTTTTATTGCTCTTTTTTTATCTGCTATTCTTATTTTTTGAATACCAACTTGTTTAAGAACTTTTGATGAATCTTCTGGTGCACTTTTTTGAATTTCAGTGATAAAAGTAGAACTAGTATCTTTTACTACATCTAATGCTTCATTAGCAGCTTTTTTAACTTTATCAGCTTTATCTCCAACATATTTAATACCTTGATCTATTTTTTTCTTTGTTATATCAACAGCTTTATCTGCATTATCAGCTGCCTTAAAACTAGTTTTTTTAACTTTATTTCCTACACTTTCAGCCTTATTAAATAACCAACCAACTTTTTGTTTAAACCAACCAGATTGCTTAGCAGAAGAAATATTAGTATCTGCTTCTAATAAAATAATATCTAATTGTTCTTTTATGTCATTAAGTTTTTTCTTAAGTAAATGTTTTTGCATTTATAAAATCTCCTTATAAATTTTTATTCTATATAATCCCATATAGATGTTTTAGAATTAAATTGATTAACTAATTTTCTATTGATATCTTCTTCTACATTAAATTTTTCATTATATAATATATTAAATGTTCTAGTTAATATAAACATACCACCAACTACTAATGCAATAGCAATTATAAAAAGTGGATCGGTTATTTTATCATAAATAGTTCCACCAATGATTTTAGCAATTAATTTAATAGCACCAATAATTTTCTCAGTAAAAGTTCCACTTTTTAATTTTTTAAATTCATCTTGATATTTAGCTGCTTGATTATAAAAAGAAATTGAAACAGATATTACAATAAACATATATCCTAAAAAAATTAATAATAGCATTGTTTGAGAAATCAATGTCATTTTATCTTCTATTTCTTTAGTAGATTCAGCTATTTTTTTATTTCTATTTTGATAAAATTTCTTTCTTGCTTCTACTAATTTTTTATGTATTGATTCAAGATTTTTTGTAGTTATATATTGCTGCTCTACACTCTTAGAAGTTTTAGGTGATTTTTTCATTTGTTTTTCACAAAGATCAATCATACCATCTATAGTAAATATTCTACTAAATATTGGAGTAATATGTTTTTTAGCTTTTGATTTTAATTCTTGATCAACTAAAGCACCACTAAATTTACCAGTTGCTAAAAAATTTACAATTTTAGTTTTAAGCATATTAAAATCATCTGCTATATAATTTTTCATTTGATCCCAAGATTTTAAAGTAATAATTTGATCTGGTTTAATTTCACTTGGTTTAACTTCACCTTCTTTAGCTTCCATTAAAATAATATCTAATTGTTCCTTAATATTGTTAAGTTTCTTTTTAAGTAAATGTTTTTTCATTTTTATAACTTCTCCTTTTATTTTTATAAATTTATACTTTATAATTAATTATTTCTTGTGGTAAATATGCTGCAATAAACATAACTATACCAATACCAAATAATGCTAATGCAAATCCACCAATAGGATCTTGAGATAAAGTTTGTAAGAAAGAAGTAATTGGTGAAAATAATAAATAAACAATATTACCAAATAGTTTACCAAGTTCAGCAAAAAATGTTTTTATAGCATTCATAGGATTACCACCAAGAAGATCTTTTAAAACTCTAATAAAAGAAGTTATAGATTTCTGCAATGAATCTATTACTCCTTGAAAAGCCATTCCAAGTACCTTAGCAAAATTAGTTATAACTTTAGTTAAAGTGCCTCTTAATAACATAACTATTAATGAGATAACAGCTAAAAATAATCCAGAATATTTAAAAAAATCATCTTGTGGATTTTTCATAATACTTTTTACTTTATCAAATATACCATTTAGTTTATTAATTTTTTTCTTTACTGCTTCTTTATCAGTTGGCTTTTCTAAATTTTTAATATCGCTACTCAGATAACCAGTAACCTTAATAAATAATGGTTCTATTTTTTTTAAAATATATTCATATAATTTATCTATTTTATTATAAAATTTAGACAATAATTTTTTAGCTTGATTTATTAATTCGTCTTTATTTTTAAAAAACCAATCAAAATTTTTAGATTTGCTCATTTCAATTATACCATCTGAAATTTTATTATAAACAGATGATATCATAGAATGTAATATAGAAGTATCTACATCTTTTTTATCTTCTGCTTTAGTTTCTACTTCTAATAAAATAGAATTAATTTTTTCTTTAATATTAATAACTTTGTTTTTTAGTATTAAATTCAATTTTAAAATGCTCCTTTATAAATTATATTTTTTTGTTCTTTCCATTTATTAACTATTGATAAATAAAGATATCCCAATAAGTATCTTTATCTACATCAATTTTAACAATAATATTTTCACCAGCTAAATCTAATTCATATGTATTACCATATATTAATTCACCAATTTTTCTATGACCTACTATAATTTTATCAGGATCATCAACTACTTCTCCATCTAAATTAATAGTATGATTATCAACTGATAATACATCATTTGGAAATTGATATGCTAATGCTTTTTTAAATTCAAAAGTTGAATTATCACATATTCTTAAAGCTTGAGCTGGTATATGTAAATATGGTTGAGTTTGCTTTGGAATATATTTTGGTTGTTCAGGTCCCTTAACATTCTCAGGCCATATATCATTATTATTTTCAGGTTCATAAGTTTCTGTATTATCAGGATCATCTGGGGGAATTTCTATTTGATAATCTTTAGAACTAGTAGCAATATCAGTATCAAATGTTATTTTAATATTTTCCATTTTTTCTGCATTTCTTATTACAATATAAGTTGGTAAATCAACATCATATTCCATAGTTAATTGTAATTTATAATTAGCTATATCATCACCACCATAAACAACACTAGCATCTGATAATGATGTTAGCCATATTTGGGGACTCATTTTTAATGGTAAAAAATATTTATCTTGATTTAATACTTTTATTAATTCATTTCTTAAACCAGTATTAGACCAATCATATTGAAATCCTTGATATGCTGTTTCAATAATGTCTGCAGGTATTATGATATTAGTATCTATATGATCAATCCTAACTCTTCTATTATTACCACCATGAAACCACATTTGTAACATTACTTTATGATCGATATATTCATAAACACTTTCTAACCAAATTATCATTTCTAAGTTACCTTTAAATTTTGTCCTTATAATCGAATAAGCAAAATACTCATCTTCATATTCATAAGGTCTTATAAAAGCATTAACTCCTGGTACACCAATTTGTCTAAATCTCCAAAGATGTAAAAAATTAGGATCTGGTAATATATCTCCTAATGGATTAAATGATATTGCTGGTAATGGTATAGCATCTACTAATTCACCTGAACCACTTGTATTAGCATCACATGCATATTGCTTTAATTCCTCAATAGCTTTATCATGTGTTGACATAGTTTTATATTTAAAATCAGTAAAATAATCTTGTATAAACCAATTAAAAATACCTTGATAAACCGTCATTAAGCCATTGTTTATATAGAATAATCTTTCATCATTAATATGTGGTTTTACTATATCTACCATTTTAGTATTTTTTAATAAACTCCCAAATAAAAATTTTACTATCTATAAGATTCAAATCTAATAAGATAATATTATTATTAAGTTTCTTTAATAATAGTTTATTTTTCATGTTATACCATTTCTCCTTATTATATATTATATCATATTTTTGTTCCACTAAAATGACCAAGTCTTATTTATATATGCCATAATATCAGGATCCCAATGTGTATATTCAGTAGCAACACCTATACCAGCAGACCAATTATGACCAAGATCTTTACTAATTCCTATTCCTACTTGTGTTTTAGTAGCTTCAATATCCATATTAGTTTTTGATTTATCCCATCTATGAACTGTAACTCCATAAGATTTTTCAATACCGTGTTCTGAAGTATACATCCATCCTTGTTTCCCTTTTAAGAGTAAAAAAAGGGCTACCAAAGAAGACCACATTTTAGAATCTGATCTTAATTGATAACCCAGTTTTTTATATATTATTTGTTTAATTTCTGGCGCTATTTCTTGCCAGCTTTTTCCGCTATTGCTTTTTTTTTAGCAACTGCAACTGCTGCTTCTATTGCACCATCTATTAATCGTTTAGCATTTTCACTTACTTCTTTTTTCTCACCAGTAGCTTTAAGAAATTCACCATATAATTCTATAGCATATTTCATAGCATATTCTTTTCTTAATTTATTAATTTCATCTTTATTAGTTTTTTTAGTAATTTTATGATATTGTTCAGCTGCTGCTACAACCATATGAGAATAATCTAAAATTTTTTCTAAAGGATCTTTGTGAAGTGGATCCTTATCAAACTTTGCTAAAATATTCTGTAAAGTTTCTATTGATAATGTTAAATTCTTAAGAGTATTTCCACCGATATACTTACCAATTCTTTTAAAAATTAATGGTAATACTATAAATAAAATTATAGCAACAATAGTACCTGATAACATAGTACCAACTGCTTCTTTTAAATAACTAATTACTACTTGATCCATAATAAAACTGCCTCCTGTACTTAATTAATTTTACTTTTACTTGTTTTCAATATTATAATGTATTTAAAGCATCTAATATTGAAATAAAACTATCTGAATTAAAATTAGCATCAGTAGTTTTTAATCTATATAAATTTTCTATTTGTTCTAATGTTTTAAATTTATCTTTATTCTCATTACTAAATATTGATATAGCTCTTAAGAAATCAGTTGAATACTTTTTAAAATTATATTGTCTTTCATTATTACATAATTCTTGATAATTATTAGTATTAGACAGTATAGTAATAACATCGATTATCTCTTCTTTTAATTCTAAAAAATAATTTATATTTTTACATACATTATTACTATAAAAATATAATGCAAAAAATTGTTGAACTACATTATCAGCATAACCAATATTATTAAATGGTTTACTTCCTGCTGGTACTATTGATTTTACATAACTTACTATTACTTCTTTTATAAATTTATTTTCCCAAAATGGAGAACTAATAAATACTGGTATATATTTTTTTATTATTTGAAAGACTTGTTCTGAATTACTTCCTAATGATTTTATGTTATTTGGAAATACTCCATAATATGTCATCCAGAAAGGAGCAAAAAATATTCTACAAAAATTTAATTCTTTTTGATTACATTTTCCACTAAAAAATAATGTTGCTATAGCCTCAGATAATAATCCCATTCTTTCTAATATACTATTATCTTTAAATTTTAAACAATACATTGGTTGATTACCAGACACATTTTTATTAGATATAAATGCTAATGTCATTAAATAGTATTCAAATCCACTTTTAGTCATATTAACATTTTTTCTTATTTCATCAAATTGTGGTAAGTTAGGTAAATATATTGACATACGAATTAAAAAATCTTTATACCAACCATATTCAAATATATTAGATTTTTCTTCTAAATATTTTTTTATTTCTTCTATCAATTTTGGAACAGTAACTTTTTCTAAATTTTTTTGTATAGTCATATCTAATTTATTTGATAATGACATATCTAAATTATTTGATTCTATTGAATTTTGTCCTAATGTAGATAGACTATTTAAATTATTACTATTATTACTATTAGTAACTGTTTCAGTATTTTGATTTATATTTACTTGCTTTTGAACTATAGATATTTTATCTTGTATTTCTATTTTATCATTTGTTATTATTTTTTGATTATTAATATTATTATTACTATTAGTAACTGTTTCAGTATTTTCAACTATATCATCTGCTATAAACCATTCATTATTTTCAGCATTAGTAACTATAGCATTACTTGGGATCTCATTATTTAATGTATCCATATAACCATTACGATGAGTAGGTATTTCAGCATTTAACTGATTTGATTCTATTGAATTTTGTCCTAGTGTAGATAGACTATTATTTAATATTTTATTTAAATCTATATTATTTACATTGCTATTAATATTTGATAATAAACTTTTAATTTCATTTAATAAATCATTTCTTTTTTGATTCTGAATTATTTGTATAAACATTAAACTTGTTTTTTGTAATTCTTGTATTACTGTTTTTAATGTTTGAGTTATCTGATACATTATATTAGTATGAACTTTAAAAGTCATACCAACTTGTTTTTGTGTATTTGATAAATTAATTAAAGTGTATTGATTTTCAAAATTTGTTAAACTAAAAAAATATCTACCATTTCCAAAGCTAACATTTATTTTTTGTTTATTAGTTAAGTAATTAGTTAAAGTATTAAATAAACCCATAGTTTCTAAATAATCTACAAACAGTCTAACTTCAGATCTATCAGCAGCTCCTTTATTACTTATCTTTAAACATAAATTCGGCATTGAAAAATATGTTTCATTTTCATTAGCTTTAAATAAAAAATACATAGAAAATACACTTGGTATTCGTGGATTAGTATTATCCCAAAGATTACATATTTCTAATAAAAAAGTATTATTATTATTCATTATATACCCTCCTCTGATATGAACAAACTACAATAACTATTATATATTTTTTTCTAAGTTTAGGAGATTTTTTTATGAGTAAAAATAGTGGCGGTCATATATATCTATTAGAATTGAAATTTGACAAAAGTGATTTCGATTTAGCAAAGGCTGTTTCTTCGTTTCAATTTATAATTAATTTTGATTCACCATTAACACTTATTAAAATACAATTAAATTTAACTAGAGAACAATATGATACTTATGTTTTACCTAATAGAGATAAGATTCTTTTTAAATTAAAAATAAGTCAAGATTCTAAAGATGAAAAAAGTGTTACTAATCCAATAGATGTTATAGAAGAAGAACTTATTTTAATAGAAGAAAAAGTAATTGATAATCCATTATATTTTTCAGAAGATATGAAAGAAGGATTTTCAGAATATATTTTTACTTTAGCAACTAAAAAGAATAATAAACAAATTCAAAAATTAATAAAAAATAAAGTATATTATAAAAAGAATCGTGATTATATTTTAAAAGATATTTTAAAAGGTACTAAGTATAATATAATTTCTGAAATATATGAACCTGATAAAGAAATAGAACAATTTTTTATTCCTCCTATGACTGAATTTCAAGCAATACATTATGCTAATTACTGGCTGGGATTATTTAAAAATGGAAATCCATTATTATGTCAATATGATATAAAAGGAACTTTAAATATAGGCTCTGTTGTTAAAAATAAACTTAAACCATTAAGAGTATTATATGCTACAGATCCAGAACAAGATAAATTAGTTAAACAAATAATTGATTATAATAATAGATTATATAATTATGTAATATTAACTCCTATAACTGTTCATGGAAATCCTATTATTGAAACTGCAAATATTACTACTAATATTTCATATCATTTTAATCCTTTAAATGAACTAGAACATACTTTTAATAAAAATTTAAAAGAATATAAAATCAATGATATAATAATGGAAAATAATATATATGGTTCTAAAGATGAATTATTAAAACAAATTAAAAATAATAATTCAAAAGGTGAAACTTGGTCAAGAATCCATACTGGGGTTCCTTTAATAGATAGAAAAAATTTAGATCAAAAACAAGAAAATGAAAATTTTCCAAATCAATTTATTTCTAATTTAATTAATAGGACTTATAAAATTTCTAATAAATTTAGTTGGAATATTATAGTCAATGATTTTTTAATTTTAGGTAAACATGTACAATTATTTACCGCATTAAGAAAGATAAATAATTCTGGGGAATATTATATTAAAGATATATCTATTAACTTCTCTAGAGGAGATGCTACCGCATCCAACTATGCTTTCTTATCTGAAGTTGAATTTTCTATTCGTGGTGCTATAAATACTACTAAGTTATAAAGGATATATTTTATGGATCAAATTAATGATATTATAAATCAAATAAAACAAGTAAGTCCAAAACTAAAAGATATACAATTAAGTAGTAAATCTAAAACTGAATTAGAAGAATGGTATAGATGTAAACAAGATTTTTTTTATTTTTTAAATAATCATGTTAAATTAAATTTACCAGGTGCTAATATTAGTTTCAAAGAACATAAGGGGCAAGAGTTTTTAATGAATGCATTTTTATATTATCATTATATAGTAACATTAAAAACTAGACAGATTGGAATTACTACTGTAGTTAGAGCATTGGTTGCTTGGTGTACTATCTTTTTTGATAATATTGGAGTTGGTATAATATCTAAGAAAGGACCTGATGCTACAGCTTTCGTAAGAAATACTATACATACTATAGAGCATGATTTAGATTCTTTTTTAATTCCACAATTTAATAAAAAATCAGAACAACAATTCTTTTTAAAAAATGGAAGTTATGCTATTGCTGAAGCAGTATCTCCAGTACAACCAGAAAATACTTTAAGATCTAATCCAATAACTGTATTAATTATTGATGAAGCAGCTTTTGTGCATAAAATTGATGAAGCAATATCTGGTCTCATGCCTACTATTGTTACTGCTCATAAATATGCAAGACTTAATAATGTTCCTTTTGGAGTTATTGTAATGAGTACACCAAATAAAACTAGTGGTACTGGTAAATGGTTTTTTGATATGTATAAAACTGCAGTTAATAATACTACTGTTGCTGATGAAGATGATGATACTTTATATAAAGCTATTAAATTACATTGGAAAGATATTCCTTTATATAGAGATGATCCTAATTGGTATGAATCTCAAAAGAAAATGCTTAATTTTAATAGAAACCAAATAGCACAAGAATTAGATTGTACATTCATACCATCAGATCGAGAATCTATAATTGATGCTGATATTGCTATTGAATTATCTGAAAAGAATTATAAACCAATAAATATTATAAAAACCAAAGGTGGAGAGATTTGGCAATTTAAAGAACTATCAAAAGATAAAAGATATATCGTTGGTATTGATACTGCTACTGCTTCTGGTACAAATGCTTTTTCAGCTATTGAAGTTTTTGATTTTGAAAATAATGAGCAAGTGCTTGAATATATGGGTAAATTATCTACTTTAGAATTTCCTTCTATAGTAATGCAAATACTTGATATGATTGGACTTAATTGTTTTATAGTACCTGAAAGAAATACTATTGGTGAACCTATCGTAGATACTATTATTAAAAATGTTATTTATAAACAAAGATTATTTAAAACTATTAAGAAAAATAAAAATACAGGTTTTATAGAATCAGTTACTTATGGATTAAATACTTCAGGCTCTACTAAACCTTTATTAGTAGAAGCAGTAACTACATTTATTGAAGAAAATTATAATAAAATTTATAGTGAAAGATTAATATTACAAATACTGGATGCTAAATTAAAAAATAATAAACTTAAAGGATTACCAAATGATTTATTAATGGCTACTTCATTTTGTACTTATGCTAAAAAATATACTAATGTTAAATTTATTAATTTTGATGATAATAATTGGATGGATGATTTATTAAAAAAAGATAAACAATTATCAAAAGATGAATTAATGAATTATTTATATAATGATAAATTACCTTATAATAAAGAACTTGAAAAAAATACTAATAAGCTAAGAGGTAAGAATCCTGACCTTTTAGATTATTTATTTGACTTATGATTATTCTCAAGAGTTGAACAAAAAATATAATTTAAAATAATAAAAGGAATAATAAATTTATATGAATAAAATAGATAAACAGAATCTTGAAGAAAGCTATTATATTGGTTTATTTGAAAAATTGCAAGCTGTTAAATTAGATGGTCAAAAAATTGGATATACCAGTAAAGAAATTAGAAAAGAATTTATTAAAGATATTATAGCTAATAATTTTTTTGCTAGTCAAAGTACTAAAAATAAAATAATTGAACTAGTAAAAAATAAAAGAATTATACCAATTTATAGTTCTAAACATAATATAAATATATTTTTTAATGTTGGTACATATCAAAAAAGCATTCAAGGTTTTTGTTATCCCAGTAAAAATAAAAGTTTTATAATAGTTTTTACTAATCATATTTCTAGTTCTATAACTCAAAAAATTAAACCATTTGATGTTTGGAAAATTTGCAGTCATGAATTAATGCATTATTTGGAAGTAGAATCTTCTAGTCAATATTATGGTAATAGTTTAATTAGAAAAGATATTAAAAAATGGTATTATGAATTTTTTAAAAAGTATTTCTATGAAGCTGATTTAAATGATAAAACTATAAATTTAGCAATCAATGCAATAATAAAAAATAATATAATAAATAATAAAATTGGAAACTTTAAAAAATTAATTTATAATGTTAAAAATATATTAATGAAATATTTCTGGAAAGATGATGATTCTAATGCAACCAAATATGATAAGATATTTGAAAAAATTGAATTACTAATTAATATTGTAAGTTTTGTTACTGGTACAGTTTATGGTTTTCCACAAATAAATTCGAGAGAAGATTTTTTTCATTATTTTACATGTTGTGAAAAAGCCTATAGATCAATTATAAGTACTTCTAATTCAAAAACAATTAATAGTTTCTATGGACAAGAATTTATTATACTTAGTGAAATAAGTGCAATAGCATATTCTAATGATGTTAAACTTGGAAATAAAATTTTAACTACTATTACATTTCCAAGTAATAAACTTAAAAGGATTAATAAATAATGTTTATATTACCTGGTCAAGAAATTAGTTTAGATATAATTACAGAAAAAAATGCTTTATCATTAAAAAAGTTTAAAAATAAATTTAATAAAAAATTATCTATAATTGAATTACAATTAAATAATTCTATCTCTATTAACTTATATGAAGATAAAGAATTATGTTTCTCTTCATTAAATATACTATATAAAGAAAATAAAATAATTAATGATGAAACTTATAATTTTATTAATCAATTAAATCAAAATAATAAATTACATATTTGTTATATAGAACCAAAAGATGTTTTATCATTATCTAATAATGGTAATTTATCTTTATTTGATATAGAACAGAATAAAGTTATTTCTTTGATTATTGAAAAACAAATTTTTATCTTATTACAAACTCATGAAAGTATTGAAAGTAGTTTACATTTAGCAAAACAAATTATAATTAGTTTATCTAAATCATTAATCAAATATAATATTATTATTCTTAATATGGAAAATGATATTATTAAACAACAATTATTAAATATTAAAAAATGGTATTATTTATTTCTTAGAAATTTATTTAATGAATATGTTATTAATATTAGAGATAACAAAGCAATTAAAAAATTACTATCTGATTTAACAAATATATGGGTTACATTAATTTTTGAATTTTATCTTGAACCAGATAAATTTATAACTAATAAAAAGAAAATATTATTTACTATTTGTAATATACCTAAAAAAATTTTAACTTTTATGACTACTACTAAAAAAGAAAAATTTAAAAGTTCAAATAAATCTAAATTTATTAATACTAATTTTGAATTTAATGATGATAATCAAAAATTTTTATATGCTTTAAAAATAACTAAATTTAGAGATGAATTTTTAATTCCATTAATTAGTTTATTTGAAAATGATATGTTAGAATCAGCAGTATTATATTCTAATCTTGAATATGAAAAATTAATAGAATTAATTTCAAATACTTATAAACAATTTAAAAATAATAATTCTATTAATTTATTTAATCCATCTATTGGTAAAGAATTATTATTTGCACATGTTTTAATTGATATATTAATAGATGATGATGAGAGTCTTAATATAATTAATCAAAATCAATTAAAAATATAAAAGGAGAAAAGAATGCTAAAAATAACAATTACTAAATATGAATCATTTCCATTAATTGAAGCAATTGGTATAGTACCTTCAAGTCTTGGTGATGATGTAGAAGAAATTAAACTAGAAGATAATGATTCTTTTCTCTCTAAAGGTTATACTTCTTCCTATTTAAAAACTTATGTTAAAGATAATATATTATGTGGATATAAAATTTTTAATGATTTAGGAAAGAAAATTAGTTTGTTAATAGATAAAAATATAATAGTACCAGTACTAACTCAAAAAAGAAATGATTCATTATTTATTATAAATCAATTACCAATATATAAATCTGAAAAACATACTATGGGATTTTTTGATCCAGCTACAAATAAAATATATTTATTTCTTAGTAATCTTAGTACTGGTGGTATTGGTAATTTTTCTGATTTTCATTTTATAGAATTAATTATTCATGAATTGATGCATTATTTTTGTGCTAATTTTATTAATGATTATATAGAACTAGTGTCTCCTTTATTAATAGATTTCTTTAATAATTTATTTTCAACTTTATTTGATATAAATAACATAGATAAAAATCTATTAAGAAACTATATAGTTTCTAATATTAAATTAGAAAAAAATATGGTTGACGTAAATAATACAAAATACATTAAAAAATTAGCTGCATCTATAAATGATTTAGTTGATTGGATTAAAAATAATCAAAGTAATAATATTAAAAAAAGTAATTATTCTATATATAAAAATAATGATAGCAATATAAAAAATTTTATAGGTATATTTAATTTAGTATTTAGTGAAAAAGAAGATATCTTACAAGAATTAATTACTATTAATAAAAAATTTTTAAGACCTGCTATGCTTGATTCATATGATTTTATAATTAAAAAACATATAAAAGAATTTAAAGATAAAGATATTGAATTTAATATTAGTAGTATCTTTTATCAAGAACTTTTATTTAGTAGTGAGATATTAGCTATTTGGGCAGGTCATGTTATAGAAAGTATTATTGATAATCAAATACAAATAAATAGCAATAATTTAATAGTAAGAATATTAAATCAAATAATTAAAAATTTATCAGTTAATAAAAAGGAAACAATATAAATGATTAATGGAAAATTAGAAAATAATTTTTTAGCAGGAAAAGATAGAAAATCTATTATCAGTAATAGATATCAATCTGATAACTTTTCTCAATTATCTAAAAATATTAATGATAGTGCTAAAAAATTAATTACTGATAAAGAAAAGAATTTTATTAAAATGAGTAAACAATTTATTTCTATTAGTTCAATGGGAGTTTCTCATTTAAAATCTTTAGATAATAAGTTTTCTCAATTATTAAAATATCAAAAAATAATAGTTGATAAATTAGTAGGTGGTACTACTGCTAATGATATTAATAAAAATGCTAATTTAAATTATAGTAGAACATTTGGTAAAGAAATACAAAAACAATTTAGAGAAAGTAATAAAAATGTTACTAAAGCATTATTATTAGTATCAACTAATTTAAAAGAATCTCAAACTAAACGAGAAGATCAATTTGCAGAATTAATTGCCACCTTTAGTAAAACTAGTGATATAATGGGCATGTATGAAAAATTCATGAGAAAAATATGGAGTGAACATCCTATACTTTCTATTGTTAGAACTGTTACTAAAAATGTTGTTTCTGGTGTATGGAGTCATTCAATTGGTAGTTTATTTAAAACTTCTGCTCATAGTGCCAGTAATGAATATAAAATTAAAAAAGGTTTACCATTAGATAATTTATTAACTTTATTAGTTGCCATACATAAAAAATTATTTGATATTAAAGAAAGTGGTATTAGTGATAAAAGTGCTTCAAATTATTATACTAAAAGTTTAAAAATACAAAAGTTACAAATTAAAACTAATGTATTAATAGCTGATTCAATTTTTAGTATTAAAGAAGCTATAACTGGTAAAGAAGGTATTAAAGAAAAAATTGTTAAACTTGAAAAAACAACTACAGTAAAATCTGGTATTATTGGGTTACTAGTAGAAATTAGAAATTCTCTTAAAAATTCATATCAAAAAAATAATAGTGATGTAATAATTGATATTAATAATATTAATAATACTAATAAAAAATATAATTATAATAAACAATTAAATGATAGATTTATAGATGATGATTATATTAATGATAATAATGATATCCCTATAAAAGATCAATATATTAATAACTTAATTAAGAAACATGATAATAAAGCATCACTTACTTTCAATCAAAAATTATTAGAGTATAATCCAGTACAACAATCTAAACAATATACTCCTAAAAGACCAATTAATAAAATATTAGAATTATTATATAATACTATAAATATTGAAGAACAATTATTTAACGGTAAACAACCTCTTACTATGGATGATCTATTATATTATAATGATTTATTATATGACAATATAGATAAATTTAATAATTTTAAAACTAAAGGTATTAATAAAATTAAAAATATTACAAATACTGCAAAAGATAAATTTAATAAAATCAATTCTAGTTTTAAAAATAAATTTGATAATAAGACTACTCCATTAAAACTTAATAATGAAATGGAAGAAAAAATTGAAGTTATTACTGGTAAACCAAAAGAAGAATATAAATTATTAACGCCTGCAGAAAAAATATTATCAAATTTAGATTCTATATTTAATGATAAAAAACCTAAGTTAACTTTTTGGCAAAAGATTCTTAGTCCACTTAATTTCTTAAATCAAATGAAGAAAGATAGAAAATCTAAAGATATGATGAGTAGTGTAATTAGTAAAGGTATTGGATTAGCTTTAACTAGTTTCTTAATGTATGGTGGATATAAATTACTCACTGGTTCTACTCTTGGAAATTTATTACCTTCTCTTATTGGTGATAGTTTTAAAGGTGTTGGAGCTGGAGTTTTAAGTAGTGTTAGTAAACCGTTAACTGCTATATATAAAGTATTAACAAGTCCTGAAAAAGAAAAAGGTTTATATTATGTTATCAATAAAGCAATTAAAGAATCATTTGTTTCTAAACCAGGAGAAATTGATGATACTAAAAAGCGATTAGCTACTGGTGAAGATGCCACTAAAATAGCAGCTGAAAAAGCTGGTAAAGGTTTAACTGATGTATTTGATTTTGTTACTATTTTTAATGATTTAGAAAAAGCTAAAAATGAAGTTAAAAAATTAGCTAATACTAAAGATACAGATGCTAATATTAAAAAATTTGGAAAAGCATTAGAAAAAGAAAAAATCATTTCAAAAAGAAAAACTGCTAAAGCTACTGGTTTTTTTACTGGAGCTATTGCTACTACTTTACTTTCATATTTAGCCACAGCTGGAACTGCAGTTGCTGAAGCTGGTACTGCTGTAGCTGCTGGAG